AGGATCGTCGGCTACCGCAAGGTTCGCTGGAACGACACCCCCAAGACCCACGAGACCAGCTCCAAGACCGCCAAGCGCATGAAGAGCAAGAAGATCAACCAGCGCAGGATGCCGCCGGGACTCAAGAGGTTCCTCAAGATGAAGCGCTCCCAGGTGAACCGCTCCATCGGCAAGCACATGAAGGAGTGGAACGTCATCGCGGAGAACGTCCTCGGATTCGTGGACATGCAGTTCAACGGCCCCGACGTCAACCGCCTCCAGGTGCTCCGCAAGGACGGCGAGGTCGCCTCCGTCAGGGTTCCGACCGTCGCCCTCCGCAACGAGGCCAGAGTCCTCAAGTTCGACTGGAAGACCATGAACACCGACGTCGTCGTCAAGAGACGCGACAGCAAGAAGATGCACGAAAGCGAGGACTTCACCACGGCCGTCTCGGAGCTCCGCAAGCTCAACGCGCTCTCTGATTCCAAGGGATTCGAGACCGCACTAGAGAACGCCGTGACCAAGCTCCCGGGCGTCGTGTACCTCACCGAGGACGAGCTCGCCAAGGGCATCAAGTCCTCGCTCGAGGCCGCCGGGGAAAGGAACTTCGACGACGAGGCCTGCGCCTTCATCGCCGAGGGCCTGCTCCGCACGGCCCACGACTCCTTCTCCGACAGGATAAGCAAGATCATCAGGCTCGCCGGAGGCAAGCTCAACGAGCAGGCCGCCGACCCGTACGCCGAGTTCAGAAGGATCGCCGACGAGTTCTACGCGAAGCTCGACGAGTCCGCCGAACTCGAGATGCAGGCCTTCGTCGACGTCTACGAGTCGCTCCGCCAGGTGCACGAACTCGCCAAGGAAGAGAACAACGAGGACGTGGCGGTCGAGACCGCCTCCCACCTCGACGCACTCATGCCGATCGTCACGGGCAAGACCGCTCTAGACTTCGAGACCCTCGGCGAGGCCGCCGAATGGCTCTACGACATCGTGGAGAACACGATGGGCGACGAGTGGAAGGTCTCCGAGCCGGTCGTGAGCGCCACGGGCGACCACCCCGAGGTGACCAAGAAGGGCAAGACCAGCCAGTCCCCCGCGGACATGGAAGGCTCGACGCCCGACGCCCACCACACCAGCGACGGAAAGGACTACAAGGGCGCCGCCGCCAGCGAACTGGAGAACGACGGCTGGAGCAACGTGGGAGGCGAAGGCGTCTACCCCGAAATCGACAACCCCTACCTCCCGAAGGCCGAAGTTCCGACGATCACGGGGGAGAAGGACGTCGACTCCGACAACGGACAGCTCGCCCAGTGGGGCGACAACGACACGTGGCCGAACCTGCAGAACCCCTACTCGAAGGCCTCGGTAACCCCGAAGTCCGTCAAGGAGTGATATGAAACTGCTTCTGGAAAGCGAGCTGACCCCAGGGTCGGTCTTCGAGAACAGACTCATCCTCGGGGGCTGCGGATGCGCCGTCCTCAACGAGATGGATCTCCACGAGTCCGCCGGCAACGGCGGGATCGTCAAGTTCAGAGGCAAGTTCCAGGAGGCCGACGCCGTCAACAAGAACAAGCGGACCTACCCCTTCAACGTCCTCAACGACAACGTCAAGGGACTCCAGGAGACCATCAAGAACGGCGGGCTGATCGGCGAGCTCGACCACCCCACCGACTCGATCGTCCACTTCGCAAACGCCAGCCACAAGATCACCAGACTCTGGTGGGACGGCAAGACCCTCATGGGAGAGGGCGTCATACTGAACACGCCCCACGGCAAGATCCTCAAGGCGCTCATCAACGACGGTGTGCGCGTGGGAATCTCCAGCCGCGGGGTGGGCAACGGTAAGGTCAACGAGGAAGGCATCCTCGTCATCGGAGAGAGCTACAAGCTCATCACCTTCGACGCGGTCGCCGACCCCAGCACAAGCCAGGCATTCCAGGAGAAAGTGGTCTCCAAAGAAAGCGTGGCCCACGCGGCATCCCCGGAGGAAACCCGCGCGTCGATAAAAAATGAAGCCAGCGGCATACATACCCTGAACAAGGAAATAGTTATTGCCGCCCTCGGCGGAATAATCCAGAAACAGGCCAAAGCCATAAAGAGAGGTTGAATCAAATGGAAAAGATTGTCGAAGCTTTGACTAAGCTGCTCCCCGAGGAAGCGGTATCCGAGGTCACCGAGGCCGTCAAGACGGAACTAGAGTCCGCCAAGCAGACCCTCGAGACCGAGTACAACACCAAGCTCGAAGAGGCCTACGCGGAACTCTCCGACGAGCTCAAGGGCGCCGAAGAGACCGCCATCAAGGGCTACAAGGAAGCCTACGCCATCATCACCGACCTGCGCGCCCGTCTCGAGACCCAGCAGAAGGAGTTCGAGGCCAGTATGGAAGAGGGATACGAAGAGGCCTACCAGATGCTCGTCGCCGAGAAGGGCAAGAACGAGAACCTCGAGGTCGAGATGTACGAGACCTTCGACAAGAAGCTCCAGGAGATGAAGGAGTACATGGTCGACAAGGTCGACGCATTCCTCCAGTACAAGGGCTCGGACATCTACGAGAGCGCCCGCAAGGAGCTCGAGAACGACCCGCGCACCAGCGAACACAAGGTCGCGCTCGACAAGATCGTCGAGGCCGTGGCCAGCTACATCGGCGAAGAAGGGACCGTCGCGACCGACTCGGCCAAGACCGACGAGCTCGCCCGCAAGGTCGAGGAGATCAAGGCCCAGGTCAAGATCCTCGAGGCCAGGAACATCCGCCTCAGCGCCGAGAACACCAAACTTACCGAGGCCGTCAGGGAGCAGCAGAAGGTGCTCACCGAGTCGGTCAAGGCCGAGAAGAAAGAAAGAGCCGAAAGAGCGAAGAATGTGCAGGGGAGAGGACGTGCCGTCAACGAGGCGGAGGTAGTCGCCGAATGGACCGGAGACAAGACCGCCAAGCCTGCCAAGGCAGACAACGTTGACAATACCCTGGTCGAGAGCATCGACCCGGACCTGCTACGTCAAATGCAGGTGCTAGCCGGGACGAAGAAGGAAGACTAAGGGAAACCATTTCTAGTTAAACCAAGGAGAATTACCAAATGCAAGCTAATGCAAAGTTCCTGAATGAAGCAAGGGAGCTGGAATCTCGTTGGGCGCAGACGGGTTTGCTAGAGAACATAAGCGACAAGTACACACGTTCTTGCACTGCCGTTCTCCTCGAAAACCAGCGCCTGATCAACGAGTCCTCGACCGACTCGGGCGACGTCGCCCAGTTCAAGAGGATCTCGATTCCGCTCGTTCGTAGAATCTATCCGCAGCTGATCGCCAACAAGGTCGTCAGCGTGCAGCCGCTACTCGGCCCGACCGGCCTCGTGTACTACCTCCGCTTTCGCTACGGTAGCAACAAGGGTTCCGTCCGCGGCGCCACCAAGAGCGGCTTCCCGACCGACGACGTCAACTCGCTCCAGCAGCTCGCCTCCGGCGACGCCAACCTGAGCGTGTACTACTCGCACCAGTTCGTAGAGAACGAGTCGAGCAGCACCGACGCCGGCGGCACCAGCACGTCGCACGTCCTCGAGCACACCCCGGTCCTCGCCGGCACGGTGACGGGCACCGTGTACGACGGAAGCGTCGCAGTCCAGACCTTCGTGGTCTCGGAAAGCGGCTCGTTCACGTTCTCCGACATCAGCACACCCTCGCACAAGGTCACCAGCGCCACGCTGAACCTGACCACCGGCGAGATGGGCCTGACGTGGAACAGCGACCCGGGTGCGAACCATGTCGTCGTCTCGTACGAGTACAACATGGAGTGCAACCAGGACCTCCCCGAAATCAACCTCGTCGTTGAGTCGGAAGAGATCGCTGCCAAGACCCGCAAGCTGAAGGCCGTCTGGAGCTACGAAGCCCAGCAGGACCTCCGCTCGCAGCACAACCTCGACGCCGAGGCTGAGCTCACCGCCGTCCTGGCACAGGAGATCAACCTCGAGATCGACCGTGAGGTTCTCTCGGACCTGCGCAACAACGCCGGCACCGTGGCCTCGTGGGACTTCAACACCGCCCTTGGTGACACCATCAAGGAAAAGTACGAGTCCCTCTACGTCAAGGTCGTCGAGGTCAGCAACGTGGTGCATCGCAAGACGCTCCGCGGCGGCTGCAACTGGCTCGTGACCAGCCCCGAAGTCGCCTCGATCTTCGAGACGGCCACCGCTGGTTTCGCCCCGGCTCCGTCGGAAGGTTTCACCAGCTCGCTCGGCATCCAGTATGTCGGCACGGTGAACAACCGCTGGAGGCTCTACAAGGATCCGCTGTTCCCCACGGGACAGATCCTCATGGGCTACAAGGGCGACTCGTACATGGACAGTGGTTACTTCTACTGCCCGTACGTGCCACTCACCCAGACGCCAGTCGTGCTCGATCCCGAGTCCTTCTGCCCGCGTAAGGGAATTTTAACAAGGTATGGGAAGAAGCTGCTAAGAGAGGGCGCGAAATTCTATGCCCGCCTCTCGATCGCAAATTTTGTGATATAGGCATGAACACCTGTTCACTATGAAAACTAAACCCGCTTGGGGAAACCCAAGCGGGTTTTTTTATGCCTTTACCTGGCAAAATTCAACATGGGAAAGCATCTTGAGTTGCTTCAGGTCTATGCTGTTTGACTTGAGGTATTTCTCGTCAACATACATGAACTCAAACCCATTTTGTTTGCAGAACTTTTGTCCCGCATCAACTTTGTACCCGACCTCTTGCTCCTTCATCCTAAAGGCGGGTTTTATTTCAGCCAAGAGTGGGCATTTTGATTTCCTGAAGGCAAAGAAGTCCGGTATGTAGTTCCTGATCACACCAGGAGCCTTCTCATACTGTATTGCGAATGGTTCATTCTCATACCAAGCCACATCTTCATCATTGTCAAAAATGTAGTGCATCATTAATTCAAGGCTTGACCTGAAGAAGGCCTTTTCTTTTTTGCACTTGGAGCTCGTGAAATACCCTGTGATGTAGAAGCGCTTGTCCTCGGGGTTAAACTCACCAGACAAAATCTTCTCTGTCATCCTCTGGCTCTGCTTCTGGTTCCACTCCTCGGGTCTGACAATGCCCTTTGCCCAAGGGGCGGCCCAAGACTCAGCCAGCCAGTCCCGGCAGTTCTCCCGCAGGTAGTCCTTCATCTCTGGGAGTTGGTTGTAATGCTCAACCCCGTATCTCTGGAGAGTGGTCTGCGCCATCTTGATCCTGACCTCTGGGGTCTGGGCGACATTCTCTACTCCGTACCTTTCCATGTTGGTTTTCTTGGTCTTCTTTTTGACCTCCTCGGACTGCATGGCGTGATCAACACCGTACTTCTCCTGTATGGTCTGGCGCTGGCGCTCCTTGGTCTCTTTGAGGTGCATGGGGTGTTCCACCCCGTACCTTTCCAAGGAGGTCTGCCTGTGTTTCTCCACCCACTGCTTCTTGAACTCTTCGTCCTTGAACTTGGCCTTCCTCTCCTCGACCAGCTCCTTTTTGTTCAAGGGCATCTCCATGCCATACTTCTCAAGGCAAGTTTTCTTGATCTTTTCCTGAGCATCCTTGCTCTTCATGGGGTTCTTGTTTTTCATGAAGCACTTTCGGCAGATGTGCTTTCCTCCGTTGTCGCCGAAGTTCTTTTCGGCATACCGCAACTTCAGCATTCTCTCTTGGCCGCATGTTTCAAATCCCCCGTCGCAGTCGTACTTTATCTTGACATCGTGGCTCTTGATGACGCCTTCTGTTTTTTCTAGGTACATATTGTTTTTCCTTGCGTGATTGACTACCATATATGTAGTAAGTCACGCATAAAATTGAAAGGCCAAAATGAATCAAGAAGAAAAAAGGCTGGCAGAGAAGAGGGCGGCTTGCAACGAGAGGGTCAAGAAGCACTATGCCGAGAAGATCGCCACCGACAAGGTCCAAGTCTACTGCGAGTACTGCCAGGTGACCCACGAGGCCCTCCGGCTCACCTACGACAAGAACATAGCCCGCAACGGCAGGTACATCTGCGAGCGCGAGGGAGGGCACATAGCGGGCAGCAGGCCCAAGCCACATCTCAGGAAGGCCAATCCCTACGAGGCGGAGGGGAAGAAGGAGTGTCTGGGGTGCAAGCAAGTCCGTCCTTCCCCTTGATTCCTTCAGTTCTGGCAAGAGCAAGTGCAAGGAGTGCAGGAGTCGGTCTGCAAAGGAGAAATATGCCAAGAAGAAGGCTAGATAGGGCATGAAGAAGTTCAAAAAATATTCGGAATAAGGCACATTCCTTTAACTTGTCAGTGAATCAATGGCGGGGCTAGTATGAAAATATTTGAAGTGGGTTTAGGATCAGAAAAGATATTAGTATGTCAATATGCTCCGAGCATACAAATTCAATCTGCTCTTGATCCCATTTCAAAAGAGTATTTTCTAAAGATATTCAAAAGTAAAAAGCCTAACATAGATGAATTCGCTCATTCATATGTGCCAGCAGACACAAGTGGTCAAAGTATGGGTGCTAGAATGGTAGTATACAGCGATGCGAAGATTGTATTGGGCAAGGCTCCTAATCATGCATATTTAATGTATCAACCTGGGTCTGTTGGGTCTAGGGTTGAGGGGTATTATTCTACAAAAAAGAAATCTATTGTTTTTTCGGGCGAGGAAAACAGTCAATATTCTCAGGCTTTTGATAATCGATCTTGGAAAACTATTTTTTCTCGTCTTTCTATAAGTGGGCTTGTGGATGACAATTGGAAGATAAGGGGCTGTCCGCCGGTGTGTGGCGAAAGAGAATTCGTTAATGTGGGAGAAATTATATCGGGGTACTGGGATAGTGGTGTAGAGGGAAAAGAAAAAACATTGAAAAGAAAAGATGCAGAAAGCTTGGTTCAGAACTTTAGGATTAAAAAGGCAATACAAAATAAAGATTTAAATCACATGGCGTATTTGTACAGATATGCAGACGGCCAGGTTCACTCGGGCAGAATCAAGACCTTCCTAGAGTGGCTTGGCGGTGGTTTTCTCTACCACGGGGCCGATCCGGACAACAGAGAAAGCATAAGGGCACAGGGGCTGAAGGCGAGCAATCCTGCCGAGGACGATTCCGACCTCCACGACGAAGGAGAGGAGAGAAGGGGTGTTTGGGTTTTTGAGGACATAGAGGACGCCATGGAGTGGGGCCAGGACGTGTGGGAGGTTGACGCTCGCGGACTTGAAATGGGAGACCTAGTGGGCGAGGAACATTCCTTTGTAAAGTCGGATATTCCTCCAAACCGCATAAGGCTTGTCGTTGCGGCCGGCGAGAGGCTCGCCTCCTAGGGCTGTCATCACTTAAAATGAGTTCCTATGGGTCTCGCCAACGAGAAATACGCCCTTAAAATGGCTAGATAGGCGCATGAAGACATTTTACGAATGGTTGAAGGCGGACCCGGAGAAGGAGATTGAGGCGAAGAATGCGCTCAACATGACCGTGAGTCTGCCGAGTTCGGGTGGCGGGCACATTTTTGACTTCATCGGTGGCCTCACGAGGGGGTTCCACCTGAACACGGTGGTGGGCAGGATGATGACTCCTTGGACGAACACTCTCACCATTGAGAGTTGGCGGAGGTCGCTCGCCGAGAACCTGAGGGGTGACGACGGCATGCCGAACGACAACTTCATGGCCGCCTACGACCTTTTCAAGAACGAGATCGCCATGGCGGTTCGGGACCTGCCCCACAAGTCCGCCAGGGACGTAAGGACGGACGCCGAAGTGGACGTGCTCGGTCCCTCAAAGGAGTTCCTGAAGGGTTACGAAGGCGATTCGGAGGGTTATCTGACGCACTTGGGGAGGGCCTTTGAAATTTGCATGAAGGTCTTTCCGCCGAAGACATTTTCTAGCGTTGCGCTCCAGCAGTCGGACAACTTCAGGAACTTCTTGGAGCTGGTGCGGGACGAGTTCATGACGTTCGGGGAGAGGCTGCCCGCGATGAGGGACGGCGGGCTGGAGCGCAACAGGGATGAGGAGAAGAAGATAAACAGGGCCATACGCAAGTACGAGTCGTTCAGGAGGCGGGTTTTCGGTGGGCTCTACGGCTCCTGATTAGCGGCCTTCGCCTCCGCCAGTTTGTAGGCCGTGTTCACGAGGCGGTCCCAGTTTTTCTCAACTTACTCGGGCGGGTCGCCTCCTAGGGCTAGTATCAAATAAGATGAGATGGGGAGGCTCTCGGCCAACGAGAAATATGCGAAGAAGAAGGCTAGATAGGAGCAACCAAGGATATCACATGAAAAGTTTCAACGAATGGCTAAAAGATAAAAAATTAGAAGAAGGTATAGCAGACTATACCCCAGGTTTCATTAGAAAGCCTTTGCAGAATTTGGGCTTGATGGGCAGAACCACTGAGGAAGAAGAGGCCGCGGAACGCAGAAGATACTTGAGGAGCCCGCAGTATGCGGCAATGAAAAAAGCGGAAGAGGAAGACGAGAAGAAAGAGTTGGAAATGATGAGGAAAAAGGCAAGAGAGGATCGCCACGCACGAGGCATGGAAGAAATAAGAAAAAAGAGGGAGGAAGAAGCTCTTGAACGGAAGAAAAAGGAAGATAGAGGATTGATATATGATTATAAAACAGGAGAGTGGCGTCTTCCAGTGGTAGGCAAAAGAGAAAGAGAAGACTGGCCTTATGGTGGTTGATGCCCACTTTAAAACATGAAAAATTTCTATGAAATGATGATGCTGATGGAGGCGGAGACGCTCCAGAAGTCCGACCCGGTTGCCTTGAGCAAGGTTGATCCAAACGTGGCCAAGGTCGCGGTCGTCAGTGGCCAGAACGATGGGAATATTAAAGACGACCCCATTCAGGCCAACATGAACGCATCGGGCCCTGTTTCTGAACTCAGGCCCACACAAAGCACCCTCGTGTCTGACAAGGTGTTGACTTTCGCTCTAGCTTACCTGAAGGGCGAAAGTTGGATGGACCTGTCGAAGATGGATGCAATCGTATCGGGGGACAAAGCAATAATGGACGGCCATCATAGGTGGGCAGCAGCCTTGATAGTCAATCCTGGCATGTCTGTCAATTACACGCTTATAAATCTTCCTCTTCAGAAGTTGATAAGCATACTGAATGTCTACACAAAGGGGGCTCTAGGCAAGGATAAGGGGAATCCAGACGCTGGAGAGACGCTTGCCCAAGCCTTTGCGAATCTGGAGTCAAAGATAAGGAATGCGTTTTCCAATGGGTTCCAGAGTGGCAAGTCGGCCTACGACGCACAGACCATGAAGTCCCTAATGGCGAAGATGCCAGGATCAAACGGAGATCCCAACAAGGGAATGGAGCAGATGGTGCAGAACGCGAATGCTGTTGCCTCCAATGCGAACATGACAAAGTCTGCCACCAACCTCGCCAGGGCCGACATGCCGGTGATAGACAAAGACCAAGTGGCAAAACTAGTTTCGGATTTGAAGTCTGGCGCTGTGGATGTCATGCGGCCTTACAGCAGGGAAGTATTGTCCGCTATTGGCGGGCAGAAAAATGTAGCCACCCAACAGCCCCAAGGCCAGGTCAATCAAGCCAACCTGCCTCGGCAGAATCAAATGGCGAATCAGGCTCCTCAGCAACAGCAACTTCAAGCCGCCCACACAAGTCACAAGGGGACGAGTCTCAACGAGTGGCTTGTTCTTAGTGGAATCAAGAGCAACTAAAACTTGACTTGGATTGGCTTATTTCTGGCCTCAAATCTGCGAGCGCGAGGGAGGGCATATAGCGGGCAGCAGGCCCAAGCCCCATCTCCGGAAGGCCAACCCCCATGCGGCCTCGGGATGCAAGGAGTGCCTTGGGTGCAAGCAGGTTTTGACCTTTGACAATTTCGGCACTGACAAGGGCCGTTCGGACGGTTACGCCAGCAAGTGCAAGGAGTGCAGGAGGAAGGCGGCCAACGAGAAATATGCGAGGAAGAAGAGCTAGATAGGGCATGAAGACCTTCCTCCAGTGGCTCGAGAACGCAAACCTCGCGGACATAGAGCAGATTGCAAGCGGCCTCCGTTTCATGCCCACCAGCAAGAAGAAACTAGTTTACCAGTATGTGCAGTCTTCTGAGAACATGCCTCCGATGAGCTACGCGGTCGCTCAGCGTCAGATGCCCGTCGCGACGATGACTGCGGACGGGATGGAGACGCAGAATGTGGCCGAGCCGAATGACGTGATCATGAGCGGGCCGAGCGGGGAGCAGTATGTGGTCAAGGCCGCCAAGTTCCCGAAGCTCTACTATGGTCAGATCGGCGGGCCGGTTCATCCCGAACAGGGGCCGAGGAATGTCGCGGTGTACACGGGGGATCAGCCGGTGGAATTCACCGCCCCTTGGGGCGAGAGCATGGTTCTGAAGCCGGGCGACTACCTCGTGAAGGAAGCGGAGGGCAAGTACTACCGCATCGCCAAGCACGAGTACGAGATGACCTACAACCCTCCGGGCAAGGTGGGGTGAGTTCTTCTCGGAATCCAAGACGGGAACATAGGTCTGCGGGGCGGCCACATCGTGGGGAGCAGGCCCAAGAAGAAGAAGGCCAATCCCCACGAGGCGGAGATGGCTCTCAGCGAATGAGAAATGTGCGAGGAAGAAGGCCTAGATAGGGCATGGGGACTTTCCTTGAGTGGTTGAAGTTGCACGAGGGCGGTGGTCCTCTGTCGGAGCGAGAGTTCTTCGACCAGTACGCCCAGCACATCGACATCCGCGGGTCTCGGGACGGCACGGCGGCGGCCAACCGGGAGTCGATCCTCAGGGACGGCTTCAGGAGGGGCATCAACGTCAACGCCCTTCCGCCCTCGCGGGGAGGCTCCCCTTCTAACGTGGTGGGCATGAACTTCGCCCCAAGGGCCGGGGACGTGGTCTATCTCGCCCCTCGGGGCGCGTGGAAGAGTCGTCCCAACGGGATGGAGATCCAGGACGGCTGGGTGCCGCGTCCGTGGGAGGTGATCACCGTGGGCGAGGACGACGTCGGCAGGTCAATGTACGATCTATACCTGCGCTCGTGGCTGGCCCACAACGATCGGGGGTAGCGTCGAGGCCCTGCGTTTTTGTTGCCCGTTCGGATAGATAGCTTGGTCGTCGCGGCACAGAGAATGGGGGTTTCCGAAGAATGACGAACATCATAAAGCACAAGAGGAGTTCCACTCCCGGTTCGGTGCCGGCGGCGTCGGACCTGTCGCCGGGCGAGATCGCGATCAACGTCGCCGACGGCAAGCTGTTCGCGAGGAAGTCTGACGGCACTGTGGTCGAGCTGACATCGCCTGCGTCGGTGGACGGCGGGGAGGTCGTGTACGACAGCCTCACGGACGGCCTCGCGGCCTTCTGGCTGATGGACCGCACGGTGGGCAACGTCCAGGACGTCTCTGGCAACGGCCGGAGCCTGCTCGTCCCGGTGGCGGCGGAGACGGCGACCCCCAGCGTGCAGGACGACGGTCTCCTGCTTTCTAGGCGCAACTTCATGTACTGCGACCACGGGTTTACGGGCCGGAGGTCGGTTGCGTTCTGGCTGAAGCTGTACGCCTCTCCCTCGTCGGAGTTCTCGTTCATGTCGTTCGGCCAGTTCGGCTCATCGGAGGGCGCCGGCCAGGTCCGGGTGGGTACGGACCGCAAGATTTCGTGGGTGGAGCAGGCGGAGGGCTGGGCCGCGGTGGTCTCGTCCGCGGCGATACCTTTGGACGCGTGGACCCACGTGGTGCTGGTGCGCGAGGCGGCGACGGGGTCGTCCACGGCCAAGATATACATAAACGGGGCTTTGGACGCGACGGCCACTGGGCGTCCCGCGTCGATATCGGTTTCGGCGGGCGACGTGCTTTCTTTGGGTTCGTTCGGTTCGGAGGCTGTGGGCCTGGACTGCGCGGGCGTGTGGGACAGGGCTCTGACGGCGGAGGAGGCCTCGAGGCTGTTCGGCCCGTCCGAGGCGTACTCGCTTCCCCCTCTGGGCATCGCCCCGATAGACCCTTCGGCCTTCATCAATGTCGTGTCCGCTTCGGCGGTCGCGTCCTTGTCCATATCGGTGACGGGTTCGACCGGGTCGCTGCTGCCGGCCTTCGACACCGGCATCCACGACTACGTCGTGCTGACTGGTTCCGCCACGGCCGGGGCCCCGGTTTCCTTCACTCTCACAGTCAACGGCTCGTCGGCTTCTGGCGCCGGGGCCGTGAACAACCTCATCAAGCTTTCGCACGGCTCCGACTCGTACTACATCAGGCTCCTTCCTTCCGACATGCCGTTGGGCACAGTGACGACCGCACCCAGGGCGGGCTACATATCCGGCTACTACGTGGCCACGAGCAGAAGGGACATCAACGCGGCGAACTACAACATAGTGTACAACAAGTACGGCCTCCCGGTGTGGTACGTGCAGAACCCCGGCACGCCCCACCTCCACCAGCCCGGCGAGGACAGGAACAGGCTCGCGGTCAGCCGCAACGGCGTGGGCACGAGGTACCTGATGCAGCTGTCTGACAGCGGCATCCCGACGCGGGCGCTGAACTTCCTGCCCACGGTGCGGAACGGCAACACCTACTCCTACGATTTCGGCAACCACGAACTGCTGGAGGTCAGGAGCCCGCCGGACCGCAGGGGCAACGTCATATACAACACTTTCGTGGCCACGCCCGCCGGCGGATCGCAGGCCGAGACCGACAAGGCGTACGGCGTGTACGTGCAGGAGCAGACCCCGGACGGTACGATAGCGTGGGAGTGGTGGACGAGCGACAGGTTCGACCAGACCTCCCTCGCGAAGAACGCCTCGTTCTTCCACATGAACTCGGTCGACGTCCACCCGGTCACCGGGGACATGCTCCTCAGCTGCCGCCAGTGTTCCGCGATCGTGTGCCTCGACTACGCAACCAAGGACGTCAAGTGGGTCATCCAGGGGTCCTCGCAGCCGTGGGGCGGGATCGCCCAGTCGGCTAACCAGGCGACCCTGGACGGGGCCCAGTTCCTGACGCTCGAGGGCGAGCCGGAGCTGAACGGGTACCAGTACGTCGGCACCGAGGGGCAGCACCACGCCAAGTGGGCGACCCACGTCGACCCGCTGACGCCTGGCAACGAGGTCATATCCATCTTCGACAACCAGACGGGCTTCTTCCCTGGTGGCGGCACGCCGACCCTTAAGACGATCACCTCGCTTGTGCAGAGCGGCACCACGGTGACGGGCGTGTCGGCGGGCCACGGCTTCACGACGGGCTCGTACGTGAGGATCACCGGGGCGAACCAGAGCGTGTTCAACGGCATATTCACGGTCACCGTGGTCAACTCGAGCACCTTCACCTACACGGTGGGGTCGTCCGGTTCGGCGACGGCGACCGGCACCCTGCGGGGCCTGAAGGCCCTGACCTACTTCCCGCACAGCGTGAACTCGCCCGCGGCCAGAGGCGTCGTCTACGAGATAGACCTGACGCAGGGCAAGGCAATACACAGGTGCAGCGCCTTCTGCCCGACGGGGACCTCCGGTTACCTCGGGGGCTACCAGATCATGCTTCACGAGAACGGCGTGTACAGCCACGTGCTCGACTTCAACCAGCAGCACCCGCAGCTCATCGAGTACGCGGACTCCGGCGACGGGGCGAGCCCCGGGGCGGTGATATTCGCCGTCGACTTCGCGGGGGACATATACAGGATCACCAAGGTGCCGAAGGACTTCTTCGACATCGACTACCTGCGGGCGACCGCGGGCCTTTCACCGACCATAAACTAGCGAGACCACCAGGAGAAAATGTCAGCGAAAATACAGTTCAAGAGAGGCACGAGGGCGGACCTTCACGCCGTGAACCCTGTCCTGCTGAGGGGCGAGGCCGCCGTCGAGATCGACACGGGCAAGGTCAAGTACGGCGACGGCGCCACAGCCTGGCGCGACCTGCCGTACGGGCGCGTGGAGGTCGTGGACGGCGGAGTTGTTCCCGGGGCTTCATCGGTTACCACAACCATAAAGCTGAGGAGGGGGGCCGCGTCTGGCCTGTACGACGCGAACCCCGTGCTGGCCGCGGGCGAGCCGGCGCTAGAGACCGACACGAACAAGTTCAAGTACGGCGACGGCGAGACGGCCTGGCGCGACCTGCCCTACGCGACCTTCGACGCGATCGACGGCGGCGAGATATCGCCCGTGCCGCCGGGTGGCACCGAGGAGTTCAGCCCGCCCAACCTTCCCGGCCTGGCCCTGTGGCTCGACGCGTCCGACGCCAACTACGTGTCGATGGTCAACAACAGGGTGTCGCAGTGGAGCGACAAGTCCGCCAACAGGAGGCACTTCTTCCAGTCACTCAAGGCGTCCCGGCCCGTCAACTCCAACACGGTCAACTCCCTCGGGGTGGTGACGTTCGACGGCGAAAACGACGCGATGCTCTCGAGCTTCGAGCTCGGTTCGGAGTTCACGCTGTTCGTCGTGCTCAACGCCAGGGGCAGCAGCACGGACGGCAGGGTGCTCACGGCCCTGAACCACGCGACGGACACCGACCCGGCCGGGTTCATACCCTGCATCACCGAGGACGGCAACAACGTCGGGGTGCGTGTCGGTTCTGAATACTTGGGCATGCAGGAGATCACGACCTTCGCCCCGGCGGTCTACGGCCTTTCGTGCTCCGCGGAGTCGTTCACCACCAGGCTGAACGGCCTGAACCCCCTGGCCGTGGAGAACTCGATTTCGGATTCGTTCACGGACTTCGCCCTCGGCTCCTCCCGAGCCAGCTACGCGTCGGGGGCCTTCGACGGCGACGTGGCGGAGGTCGTCCTGTACGAGGGCGTCCTGTCCGACGAGGACCGGCAGACGGTGGAGGCCTACCTCCTTGGCCGCTGGGGAATTACGCAGGTCGTGCACCCGCTTCTCAACGGCATGACGGCGTTCTGGCCGATGAACGAGGAGAACGGCAGCCGGGAGGACGCCAGCGGCAACAATAAGACATTTGTCGTGGGGACTGGCGCGGCCTCACAGGTGGTCAATTCTAGTTCGGGTGTAATTGGCCGCGCAGCCACATTCACCGGCGATAACTATTTGGAAGCTGACATTGTTACGCCGGTCACTTCGTTTTCTTGCTGGTTCAAGATTGATCCGGCCAACGCACAAAAAGCCTATCATCAACTTATTGGTCAATGGAAATCCGGCGGTTCGTGGATATTGAATCACACGCCAACCGGCATAAACATGACCATTAATAACGGTGACGCGTCAATTTTAGAAAACGGCGTCAATCTCGCTGACGGCCTGTGGCATCACGTCGTCGGCACGTACGACAACGGCACTTATCGCCTGTATGTCGACAACGAAGTCTACGGCAGCGTTGCGTCCACAGCCCCTGCCAACTCTTCCGAAACTCGCAAACTCCGTGTCGGCATTTGTGACTACGACGACGGTAACGATTACCGTACGATCGGTTCTATCGACTCAGTCGGCGTTTGGTCTCGTACGCTTTCGCCGCTTGACGTAGCGATGTTATACAACGCTGGTTTCGGTAAGGAAGAATTCGCTGTCGACCTTTACGGCGACAACGTGTCGCTCCTGCTCCACATGAACAGGCTGCCCAATGCGGCCACGGGAGGCGGAGGAACGGATCAGTACTGGGACAACGTGTCGCTGCTTCTTCATATGGACGAGGACTTCGCCGATTCGTCCGCGAACGACAGGCAGGTGGTCACCTCCGGATCGGTGTCGATAAGTGCCTCGGAGAGCAAGTTCGGCGGCGGCAGCGGGTCGTTCGACGACATGGCCTCCCATTTAGAGATGGAGACTTCGGTGGGGGACCTCGGGCCGGGTGACTTCACCCTAGAGTGTTGGATTTACACGAACGTGGAGCTCGGGTACTACAGGACGCTCTGCGGGAATTTCGGGGGGTGGATCGGGCCGAGCCGGGTCTGGCAGCTATTGAACCTCAGCGGTAGCGGCACTCTGGGTCTGATGTACGTGGACGACTACGGGTCGGGCCACGACGTCACGGGCGTAAACGCGACGATACCCGTCGGTGAGTGGTCGCACTACGCGCTAGTACGCAGCGGGGGAACCGTGCAGTCGTTCGTGAACGGCGTGAGCCAAGGTACCGATTCTTTGGGGCAGGACTTCAGTTCGCCCACTCAGGACGGAAGCCCGGCCCCGTTCTGGCTGGGTCACACGCCCGAGAACATCTACGGACGCAACTGGTACGGCTACATCGACGACCTCCGCATCACAAAGGGCGTCGCTCGTTATACGGCTGACTTCACCCCGCCGACGGTCGCGTTCCCCAACGGGCCGGTTACAACTGCTTCAATGCCGGAAGTCTCCACCGCTCTCCTATTGCACTTTGACGGGGCCAACGGCAGCACGACGTTTACAGACTCGTCGCCGAATATGCTGACGGTTACGGCGCATGGAAACGCTGTTATTAGTACGGCACAAAGTAAATTTGGCGGAGCAAGCGTGTATTTTGATGGATATGGCGATTTATCTTTTACTCCAACAGATGCTACTAAATTTGGAACTGGTGATTTCACTGTTGAGTTTTGGTTGCACGCTACCGATGCTCCACAAGATAACCAAGTAATTGTATCTCTTTGTGTTTGGCCAAATAGCACAGGATTTGTCATAAATTACGGAAATTCAGTAATTACAATTCTGGATGGAAATTTTAATAATTATCGATGTGTTGAAGTAGGTTCATTTAATCAGTGGCACCACTACGCATTTGTGCGTCAATCGGGCGAGGTAAATGTATATGTTGACGGAATGTCCGCTGCGTTTACTGCGCAACAGGGCAATCTAGATGGAGACTTCACAGATGGACTTCAATATATTGGACGCCCAACGGACGTTGACTACTATAAATTGTTTGGCTATCTAGACGAACTCCGCATCGTGAAGGGTCAGGCGCTTTACGCGGCGGACTTCACCCCGCCGACAATTCCGTTCGCCAGCGCCCCAGCGCCATCGCCCGTCCCTTCGCTGCTCCTGCACTTCGACGGAGCAGACGGCGGCACGACATTCACGGACAATGGCGCGAAGCAGTTGACGGTGACGGCCAACGGAAATGCACAGATCAGTACTATCACTAAGAAGTTTGGAAGTGGAAGTTTCAAAGCATCCATTAACCCGGAGAGCGATCTTACAATTCCCAATAACCCAGCCATCTCTCTTGGCGGTAGCGATTGGACGATTGAGGGATGGGTGTATTTGAACTCTTTGCGAAACTACAACGGACTCGTGGGCAAGCGGGTAATGGATGGGACCGAAAACGGGCTGGGCGGAATTTTGATTTTAGATGATGGCTCGCTGCACGTTACAGCCAACACCGAAGGGATTTCCGGGTGGCCCGTCAACAACGACGTTGCGAACGGTTTCGTGACTAATCAATGGCAGCATTTCGCAGTCGTTCGTAGCGGAGACACGATCTACGGCTATCGCGATGGAGTGCAGGGTACTCCATGCCCCATCAGTGGAGCCATCACAGACTCAACGCAAGACATGACGGTGGGGAGTGCCGCAGCTACCGGCCAATTCTTGGACGGCTACATCGACGAATTCCGCATCGTGAAGGGTCAGGCACTGTATACTGAAAATTTCAATCCCCCCGCGGCGCCGTTCCTCGACCCTATCTTCACGACGACGGGCGGCGGCTCCGACCCCACGCCCGACGCCTTGGCGTTCTGGCACCTAGAGAACGCGGACGGGCTGTCGAGCATCCCGGCTGATGTCGGCAGTTACACGATGAACGTTGCCGGCTACAGCAGTACGACGGGCCACACGGGCAACGGGTTTAGTTTCTCTGATTCTTCCCAAGGGCTGTGGACCAACGAGCAGATTCTCAATGCCAAAACAAACCCGACGAGTTTTAGTTGTGCGTTCTGGTACAAGCAGCCGGACGGTACGACATACGTGGACGTGTGTGGAAACTATTTTGGAAGTCTCGGTTTTGGTTTCTTTACCAACACCACTTTTTACGGACCGAAACAAAACGGTATGGCCTTCCTCATCGGAAAAGGTGTGAACTACGCCGGCAATTCGTATACGGTTTTAGAGTCAAATCTACCGATTGAAAATGATGTCTGGTTCCATGTAGTCGGCACCTACGACCGGCCCACACAGACCGCAAAACTTTACATAAACGGTGTGGAAGTTGCCTCACAGAACAATGTCCCTTGCACCGGCGGCGAACACCCCTACTGGCACGGATTCGCGCTTAACGGCAGTGCCAGATACTCGGACAAGGAGGGCGGACAAACCTGCAGTTTCGACGAGGTCGGCATCTGGGACAGGGTTCTGACGCCGGCTGAAATATCTTTCCTCAGCGGATCTTCGGCTGGTGCGCCCAGCACCTACTTCTACGACAATTCCAAGCACCACCACGAGGTCACGGCCAGCGGTGCCGCGCAGATCAGCACGACCGAATTCAAGTACGGCAACGCGAGCGGGAAGTTTGACGGTATGGTTGGCACCAAAGTGACCGTGTTAGACAGCAACCCGGCCATTTTTGAATTTGACGGTGATTTTACGGTTGAGGCTTGGGTGTATCCGACAAGCGTCAGCGGTAACAAGGAGATCGTCTCGCGTTACACTGGCTCAAACAACGCATGGGTTTTCCGTTTGCAGGATGGCCAGTTGGCGTGGTACGCGGGAGCAGACACCGGGGATTACTATCAATACGGAACTGTAGTCACCGGGCAGTGGCAGCACGTCTCCATTAGTCGCAGCGGAACCAGCGTGAAAATGTTTGTCGACGGTGTGCAGGTCGGCAGCACCCAAACAAACAGCGGCACGATGACAGCCGGTACAGCCGGGTGCACGATTGGGGCATCAGACGAGAGTAGTTTTGAGTTCCCGTTTGACGGCTACATCGACGACCTCCGCATCACAAAGGGCGTCGCGCGTTATACGGCGGACTTCACTCCGCCGACACGCGAATTTGCGGATCCGCTCGATACAGCGCCCCCTGTTGGCGACCCATACGCGGAAGACGTTGTCCTGCTTCTGCACATGGACGGCGCGGATGGCAGTACTGTATTTACAGATAATTCGTATCTGCAGAATACGGTGACGGCCAGCGGCAGCGCGGCTGTTAGTATAGCGCAGAGCAAATGGGGCGGCGCTAGTTTAGACGTTACAGCCGCCGGTAAAAAACTCGTTGTAGACGCCGGGGACGCTTCAGCGCTCGGTTCCGGCGATTTTACACTTGAGTGCTGGCTATATTGGACTGGTCAAATCAGTGGTTTTTATTCGTGGGGCGCCATTGCGGCAACCGCCACTGCGCCAAATCCGGGCGGGTGGTACTTTTTAATTGACACCAATACAAACAACGGCGTCGCAAACGCCTTGATGTGGATCGACGCGGAATCTGGTTTTCTGTCCGGCACCGCGTCTGTGCCCGTAAACCAATGGTGCCACGTCGCTGTTGTGCGAACGGCGAGTGTTATCAAAATGTACCTCAACGGCGTTTACTGCGGCGGCGGAAACTCGCCGACCAACATAAACGATAATTTGCCGCTAGCCATCGGTGCGGACAACGGCGAGGCTGGTTATGTACTTGCCTATATCGACGACCTTCGCATCACAAAGGGCGTCGCGCGCTATACCGCGGACTTCACGCCGCCGACTGCCACGTTTCCAAATCCGTTTGTGCCTGAAAATACGGCTGACCTATTGCTCCATTTCGATGGCGCGAATGGCAGCACAACGTTTACGGACAGCAGTGCGAACGCGCTGACGACGACGGCGACGGGAGGCATCCAACTTTCCAACACCCAAAGCAAATTTGGCGCAACGAGCGCGCATTTTCCGGCGGATTACGGGTTTAGTGCGAGCGGCTATTTAACAACAACAAATGCGTCCGGTGCTTTGGATTTACAGGCTGATTTTACGATAGAGTGTTTCTTCTACCCGACAACATACGACAACGGCGGCGCGAATGGCGGTTGCCAGTGTTTGTTCGCCGGGGCCAACGATTTTACATATGGCGTGATGATGTACTTGGACGGCACAATCGGCATGTGGGCGAGCAGTGGCAGCGGCTGGAATCTTGCAAACGGTGTTTTCGGTAGTAATTATGTGACATTGAATGCTTGGAATCATATCGCTTTCGTGCGTCAGGGCTCTGTCTTCACTCTGTTTTTAAACGGGCAAGTGGAGGCGCAAACTGACTCTGGAGTTTCTGACCCCGTGGCGGCGGCTGATTTGAGAATTGGCGTTTGGGGCAACGGACAAAGCCCGATAAATGACGGCTACTTTGACGAGTTTAGAATTACAAACGGCACTGCCGTCTACACCGCGGACTTCACACCACCGACCGCACCGTTCACGGGCGGATTCACGCCCAACCTTGTCACGGGCAACGACCTGTGGCTGGACGCGGCTGATTCTGATTTCACGACCTACAACGATACGGTTCTCGGCTGGAGCGACTTAAGCGGCAGCAACAACAATGCGTCCAACGCTGACTACGCACCTGTCCCGACACTGGCAACGGGCGCGACACCAACGGGCAAGGACGCCGTGCACTTCAACGGCGACCCGAATGTGTTAAAGGTCAATCACCAGTTCGCCCTCAAGGACTCCAGCGGTTTTGTGGTGGTGCGGCAAACGTCGCAATCGAACGGCTCGGGCTACCCCAGGATACTCGGATTCCAGCCTCTGACCGGACAGGACGACTTCCAGAACGACGGTCTCTGCCTTGTGATCAACCAGGACGGCGGCGATGCAATTGAGGTATTCTCCGGCAATCAGAATTGCAGTGCGAATGTGACACTCCCGCTCGGTTGGAGCGTCATCGGACACACGATTGATTCTGAAGGAACCGTACGCCTCCGAAAGGACGGAGTGGAGGTGGCCTCGTTCTTGAATTCATCTATGGCCTCCATGGCTGGCGCCGAACTCCTTCTGGGCTTCGGAGGGGGATTTCAGTCGTACGAATCCCTGCAGGGTGACATCGCCGCCGTGGTGCATTACGACCACAAACTGGGCATTGGAGCACTCGCAGCCGTCGAGAAGTATTTGACAGACAAATTCTTGTCCGTCGCCGGCGGTCTCACAGAAGGGCTGCTTGCGTTTTATAGGCTTGACGACGCGGCCGATTCCAGCGGCAACGGCAACACCATGACCATAAACTCTCCGAGTTTCACACCCGGGCTGATCGGCAACTGCCTTTCAATTCAAGGCGGAACATACGGACACGTTCAGTTCCCCAGCACCAACAGCGATCAAATTCTGGCAAACGGCGTTTCCGTAATCTGCTGGTTCAACTGGAGTGGCGACAACTCCACATATCACAGGATATTTTCAAACTCCTTGTTCAACGCCCAGATTTACCCCGGAGGCAATTTCGCAGTCGAAGGACCCTACAACCATGATTTCGGATACTCTCCGACCGCAAACAATTGGCACCATGTTGTTGTGATGCTGAAATCGGCGGGTTCAAATGTAAATCGAATAGTTTACTACGATGGCGGTAAAATACTCGACGAAACATTTTCGGGGTGGAGCAGCACAAATTCGCAGCCTTTTGATTTTTATTTGGGCGATCCATCATTTAATTTTTCAGGCCAGGTGGATGCGGCGGGCGTATGGACTCGACTGCTTACGGACTCAGAAGTTGCACAGCTCTACAACAATGGTAACGGCACGGAAACATTGACTGGTGGCGGAGGAAACTCGGGAGGCCAGACGGCACTGCTCCTGCACTTCGACGGCGGTGAGGGCGACAACCAGTTCATTGATTCGTCGCCAAATATGCTAACTGTAACCGCCGGCGGAAATGCTCAAACCAGCACAAACGAGATTAAATTTGGTCCGACAGTTGCGTATTTTGATTTTGTTAACAACAGTTATTTACAAATTGCATCAAACGACGCATTTAATTTGACTGGCGACGAGCCGTTTACGGTTGAATTCTGGATGAATATGATTTTGTATTCAGATAGTTACACAACGGTTATCACTCGCCGAACCGGGGTCAACTGGCAGTGGTTGTGTGGTTTTAGTAATCCGGCGACAAGGAATTTATATCTTAGCGCTAATAGCAGCGGACCCGTTTCTGAATTGATGACGCCGTTTGAGTTGAATTTGAATCAGTGGTACCACGTTGCGGCGTGCTACCAGAACGGAACTATGTCGCTGTACGTCGACGGCGTTTTGGCGGATTCTGGGCCGTGGGCCGTTCAACCTGATAATGGCGCCGATCTTTGGATCGCACAGCAGGGCAGCGGCGGCGAGTTCTTCCATGGCTTCATCGACGAACTCCGCATCGTGAAAGGCGAGGCTGTTTACACCGCCAATTTCACGCCGCCCACTCAAGCATTCGGCGGACCGAGTTTTGAACCAGCCAGTGACCCGTATTACGCCGACGTGAAATACTTGAATCGCTTCACGAGCGCATCAACGTTAGAACCAGAATGGCGCGGATCAAAGTATGGCGGCGGAACAACGCTTCCGTCGTTTGATACAGCGCCAAGCGGCTGTCCAAACTCTACGGCGCTGTTTGGTACGCAGGGCGTCGGCATGTATTCAAATGCCCCGCTGGACGGTTCTGGGTTTTTGCCGAATATCGTACAAGACTTCACGTATGAATTCTGGATGTACACCGAATCTGTGGACCCGTCTCGCGGGGCAAATGATTATGCGTTCCCTGTGCTGCGCAGTGACGGGGGAGATCCGTTTTCTGTTACAATGTCGGGCGACAAAAGTTTAAGCATCTCAAGCTACGACGGCTGCTTGCCCGCCGATTCCTACAGTGTTGTTGCACGCACAGCAGCAAATATTGTCAAACTTGGGCGTTGGCAACATATTGCCTTGGTCGGAAAAGCCGGGCAATTTACAGCGTTATTTGTGGACGGCGTTAACGCTTGTTCCGTGAATCAGTCGCCGAGTTGTAGCGGAAACCCCGCGTACTGGGAAGCAATCGACGGGCACGACTTTGATATGTATGCCAACGTGTATATGTCAAACATGCGCCTGACGCAGGCCGCGCGGTACGAAAGTAATTTCTACCCCGTGTTTGTGAATTTTTATGAGCAATAACCATGACACAACCAATTGAAATTCGTATCAAGCGAGGAACATCCACATACCTTGCCGAACTCAACCCGGTTCTGGATTCAGGGGAGCCGTGCCTTGAGACAGATACTAACAAAGTAAAGTATGGTGATGGCACTACGCCGTGGAACCTGCTCGCGTACGCTGTTGGTGCCTACGCCAACATTGGTACCAACAACACTGTCACGGGCACGGACGGCTTCATTGGCGGCGGCAACACCAACACGGTGTCCGGCCTCAACGGCTTCGCCGGCGGAGGCGGTGAAAACTATGCCGAGGGCGCGAATTCCGCGGTTGTCGCCGGATCTGGCAACACTGCGTCCGGCGCGAACTCGTGCGTGCTGGGCGGGTCGGGCAACTCGGCAGAGGGACAGGGGTCTGTGGTGCTCGGGGGCTCCAACGCCTCCGAGGGCGAATATTCGGTCGCGATCGGAAGACAGTCGCTTTCTGGCGCTCATGGTCAGGTCGCCATCTCGTCAGGCTTTTTTGAAAGCCGTGGCGACGCCCAGATGGGAATGTACCAGCTCAGGGCGAAGACCATGGACGACACGCCGTCCAAACTCTTTCTGGACGGCATCTCCAGAAAGATGGTCGTCAGGCCGATGTGTTCGTGCGGATTCACCGTGAGGCTGCTTGCCTACAACATCACGGACGACATGTGTTCAATATGGGTTTTCAAAGGTGCTGTCAGCAGAAAATCAAGTGGCATATATCTTTCCGAATCCATGGTGACCGAATCCTGGTCTGAACAGGACGGTCTGGAGGCGGGCGTTTCGGCGGACAACTCGGACAAATCGCTGTCTGTGGATGTGACGGGATTGGCGGGGCGCACGGTCTACTGGAGCGCCGTGGTGGTCACATCGGAGACTATCGGTTCGGATTCGGGTTCCGGATCGGTTCCGGTTGGATTCGTGGAGGTCTCGGCCGATTCCCAGATAATGTCACTCTCGGCGAGCGTGCAGGGCGGTCAATCCATGTTTCCTTCCTTCGACGCATCCATCCAGGACTACTGTGTGAAGGCATCCTCTGTTTCAGGAGCGCAGCAGTATGAGGTCTTGGTGAACGGATCCCCGGTTGCCGGGACTGCGGATGTGAACAGGTGCATCAGAGTCAGCCACGGAATGCAGGAGTATTTCATCAGGGTCATACCGAGCGACCTTCCTCTTGCCACGGTGACGGAAAAGCAGAGCGGATATGTTCCGGGGTACTACCTTTGCTCCGTCGCCCCGCACTACTGCGTCGCCTATGACGAGAACGGCGTGCCGTTCTGGTATGTGGCGCACCCTGAACAGCACGGGTGCAGCGTTCACTTCGGCGGGGACAGGAACAGGATACTCCTCAACTCTGACTCCGACGGAGATCCGGCGAACGACACCCCGAGGCACTTGCTTGAGTTGTCGGAGTACTTCATGGCTGACAGGCAGTTCTCCATAAAGAAGGACAGCCGGATGCTTAACACCATAAATCCCGACAGGAGCATATCGTGGGACTTCCACGAAGGCCACGCCGTCGCGGGGCCGGCCGGCAGGAAGGGCAACATCATGGCTCTCGCCTACCTCGGCACCAACACTGGCGACGAAAACGGGTTCTACCTGCAGGAGCAGGACCCCCATGGCAATGTCGTGAAGGAGTGGTACTCCAAGGATTATTTCACACTGCCCGGCGACCAGTACCACTGCAACTCCATAGACGTGGACCCGATCACCGGCCAGGTTCTCCTGAGCCTACGGACCACGAGCTCCGTGGCTTGCATAGACTGGCCCACCGGCCAGGTCCTTTGGGTCTTCTCCAACTCCGGCAACCAGTCGACCTACAACAGCCGCGTCCCCGGAAGCACTTCGGGAACCAAATGGCTTTCGCCCTACGGCGAGCCGGTTGTGGGCGGTTTCCAGTACACGGGGCCCGACGGGCAGCACGACTGCCGCTGGCACTCGGACATACTATCCAACGGAAACAGGACCATATCCATATACGACAACCAGTGGTACAATTCTGGACTTCCGAGGGGCGTGGTGTACGAGATAGACCTGGATAACGAACGGGCTGTATTCAAGTCCCATGTGTATAGGAACGACGGCCAGAGGCCGTGGCAGTACACGGGAAGCTTCACTCTTGTGAAGGAGGAGGACGGGTCGCTGAGCCATGTCGCCTACTGGGCGACGACGAATCCCTGCCTCGTCGAGTACAAGGGCTCGTCCTCCGACCCGAGCGGAAACATCGTTTTCTCCATGTCCATGCCCGCGGCAGAGTTCAGGTTCGGTTTTTATAGAATAGTGAAGGTCAGAGGGGACATGTTTGACAAGGCGGCCCTGAGGGCCACATCCGGACTGGCGGTCGGCACCCAGTAGGCACCCAGTCGGCACTCCTAAAACAAAAAGTGGCATAATGAGCAACATGGAAATAAGAATCAAAAGAGGCACCGCGTCCTACCTGGCGTCCCTGAACCCGGTTCTGGATTCAGGGGAGCCGTGCCTTGAGACAGATACTAACAAAGTAAAGTATGGTGATGGCACTACGCCGTGGAACCTGCTCGCGTACGCTTCCGGCGCGGACGCGTCGGGAACCAACAACACTGTCACGGGCACGGACGGCT